TCTATTGCCTCTTGTAATGGAACAGGATTCTTTTGCCAGGCTTCTTGTGCCTCTTTACTTTGTTCACCCCACCATTTTATTGTATCAGGTTCTATATATAGTCCTGCTTCTTTACAAGTTCTACCATCAACATTAATATAAAATGTATCTGAGATTTCTAAGTTGTCAATAAGCACTGCACCAATAGAAACAATACATGCATCTGCATGTGTGCTAAGTGTTTCTAAATCAACGACTACATGTTTACCATTAATATTCATTATCTTGGTGCAAACTCTTGTTGTAATTTAATGTTATCGAAAAATTCTTTCTTCAAGTCTGAATTTTTAAATCCGCCTCTTAATACAGTTGTCTGTGTTAAGGAACTATGTGCCTTAATGCCTCTGTTCTCACAACAACCATGCGTTGCTTGTACATAAACACCTACATGTTCAGCACCTGTATGTTCTTGTATCTTATTAGCAATCATAACATTAAGTTCTTCTTGTAATGTACCACGCATAGCACACCATTGTGCAATCCTTGTGTACTTACTTAGACCTAATAGTTTATCTCCTGCAATAAGTCCTATATATGCTGTGCCTCGAACTGCCTGGTGATGATGTGAACATACACTCTTCAATTCACTTCTCACAACCAACATACCTTCATAACCATCTTCTACATAGTTAGGAAAACTGTTAGGGTCTGGCATTTTATTATATCTACCTGACATAATTTCGTTTATATACATTTTTGCCATACGCCTACCAGTGTCTATACTGTTAGGGTCGCCTTCTACATCAATTACTAATGACTTTAGAACATCATGGAACTTGCCAGCCAATTCATCAATCAATTTATCTTTATCGCCTGGCTCTAGAACATCTGATATATTATCAGACGCATGGAATCTTTGTCCTGTTTCTAGTAACCTAGCTTTTATCTCTTCACTAATCATTTTTTCTCCTGTATGAGATTATGTTTCCCAAGGGTAAACTATCCATCTTTTGTCGTTATTATGCAGTCTTTCGCCTACAAAGTCAAGCTCTATGTCTGCTTTTTGGTGTAATACAGCCCACCTGCTGTTAGGAATAATTTCCTTGATCTGTTTTATTGTTAAGGCACTATCACATATATCATCAACAAAAATAGTGCCTTTTAAATTTTTGTTGAATCCGTTAGCTTTAATCCTATCTTGAAACTCACCATCTCTAGTTTGCCATTCAAGTGGTTCAAAGCCAGCTTGTAGCCAATGTGAAAGCATAACACCAGGAATTAATCCTCCTCGTGATATACCTACTACTTTGTCTATCTCCTGTCCTTCTAATTCTTTATATAATTTGAAGACTAGTTCATTAACTTCTTCCCAATTTACATGTAATCTTTCAACATCTATCATAGTTTTACCGCCAATAAAAATAGTATTAACAATTGAATAATAACTACTAAGAATAACTCTACTGCTAATATAGTATGATACCAAATCCACCTAGTCTTATAGGCATTGTCTATATTTAAATCATCTGGATCTGGATCTTTCCAAGTATCAATATCTTTCTGAGGATTCTGTCCCCATAAAGTTTCTTTAATGTCTTTCCATTTCATTATGTACCCCAAGCGTTGCCAAATAAATCGATATGTAATCGAGGGCTAAACTTGTATCCTGTTTTCATACAAGCTTCTGCTACGCCTTTAGCAGTTAGTGTCTGTTGTTCTAATGTGGCTCCTTCTGGCATACAGTAAACAGCATCTACCTGTACTCCACTTTTCTGATATGTAAGATAGAAATGATCTACCTCTTCGAAGTCATCTATATCTCTTACAACAAATTTATTATATAGATAACTATTGTAAACTTGATTCATTGTAACTAAAGCATCAGGGTTCAAAGCCTCTTCTTGTTTCTCACCACTAATACTTAACTTAGGAGATGTGCTCCATGTAACATGTATATTCTGATGATTAGCATTAAAAAAGTTTGCTAATTCAGGTTTAACTTCTTGTGTTCCATTAGTTTCAAAGGTAACATTTTGTAATCCATTAAACATTAACATCTCAATAAGTTCAGGCCATACTCTTTGCCAACCTAATAAAGGTTCACCACCTGTAATAACTAAATGTATATCTTCTTTCTCATCAAACTTTCCATTAGGCAAAAGACTTATGATGTGTTCATATACTTCTTCTACTGTCTTAGTCATTTGTAGATGTTTGTATTTCATAGCCCAACTAGCAGAACTATCACACCCAACAGGTGTAACAGGTAATTCATCTATAGTTTTATAAGCTTCTGGATGGTTTTTATCGCCTTTAGGATCTAACATATAAGGCATCTGATCTGTGGCAATGTAGTTGCCTTTAGGTTGTCCAAAACCAGCACATTCAAAGTTACACCCAAACACTCTTAAGAAAATGCTTGGAACTCCTACGAATCTACCTTCGCCTTGTATGCTGTAAAATGCTTCGCTGTATCTCAGTTTCATAATATGATATTATATATAAGTGTTAACCAGTAATCAATCAAAAAGTTGGTCTTTTGGTTGACCTTTTTCTTCCTTCTCCTTAGCAGCTGCTTCCTCCGCCTTAATTTTCTCATCTAAATATTTAGGCCTTCTTTTAATTACCTTTTTGTTTTTATTAGCTTCGTCTGCCTTAGCATTATCTGCCTCTGCTTGTTCTATGATGTTTCTCATATAACTTAAATATTCGTTTGTATGTGTTTCACCATCACCAGACTCTAAGATTTGATCTATATCTAATGACTTAATGTACTTGAACTTAGTTTCCATTTGTCGTTTCTCTTTTTGGATACGCCTAATGAAAGCATAGTATGTAATTTGTGTAAAGTATGCAAAAGGATTTTTAGATTTCTCAGGATTGAAGTTGTCCATATATGTAAGACAATTTTCAATACCATCTAAAATCATTTCATCTCTGAATGTATAGTTCACAAAATTAGATTTGTATGCTAGGTGATTTGCTATTTTAACAAAGCACTCTCCTAGATAATTCGTTACCCGAGGTTTAGGTTCTCCACATTCCTCAGCCTCTATTCTTTTTTCCCGGTACTCACTAATCTTTACAAGAAATTCCTTGTTGTCAATGTAGTGTGCCGAGTTTGGATCTCTCCTTTTAGCCATAATATACTCCTAATGTATTTGTTTTTTGATTACCGCGTCTGCTAATTCTGTTAATGTATCGATATCAAATTCTTCGTCACCTTGTAATAAATCTCCAGACCATTGTGTTGGTTGATTGTAAATAGTTTCCACCATTCTTTCATAACCACCTTCAAAATTTTTGTCTAATAATCCTATTGTAATTATTTGCATTCTTTCTACGACAAATATTGTCTCCTCAGATATTGCCATCCAAGGTCTTAAACTTATAGACTCTCCTAGTTGTGCACCTACAGGCGCAACATTAGATACTAATTCTATTGGGTGTTCTATTTCAATACAGTCTGTTCCATATTCTATTTTACCAACTACTGTAGAGCCATCCATTAATTTAACTATACTTATTTCTTTAGACATCTATTTTAACAAGTTTATAATCAAAGCCTTCTTCGTTATAAATCTTGATCCTCTCTATTAAATGGTTAAGTGTGTAATTCTTTTTAGACTTCCACGACAAATCATCACCAATATCAAAAAGATTACAAGTAACTTTATTGTCTCCTCTTCTCAATCCTCTTCCTATACTTTGTAAGTTTCTTATTCTACTCTTACTAGGTGAGGCAAAGACAATATTATGTAGGTTTCTTATATTTATACCAGTAGAAAATGTGCCGTATGAAGCTACAATAATAGCATTACTTTCTTTCTCAGTTAACGCTCTTATTTCTTCTCTTGTTTCTGTATCTGTGCCTCCAAATACAAAGAATACTTTTCTATTCTTACATTCTTTTTCTAACATTTCGTGTAATATTTTACCATGTTTTTCTACAAATTGAAATAGAACTAGAGTATTGCCGTCTTGTGCCATAGTAAGGTTCTTAATAATATTATTTCTTTCTGGGTTAGTAACAATCCAATCTATTTCTTCTTGATAGTTATATCCTTTTAATTGTTTTCTAATTTCATCTGGATAATTAAGCATACAACATATAATTTTTAAATTAGCTAGTTGTTTGTCGTCCATTAATTTTTTAGTTGTTGTAACCTTATGTACCTGTCCAAATGTTCCTTCTAATACTAATCTGTGTGTCTTAGTTCCATCTAATGTACCTGTAGTTCCTATTCTATATTTTGTATTAACACATTTATTCATAAGAGTTGTTAAGGATTTTGCCTTAAATAAATGTGCCTCGTCTCCATAAAAAACATCAAAGTTTTCAAACCATTTCTTAGGATACTTGTATATAGATTGCCATGTACTTATTGTTATTGGATAATCATTTGACTTTTCTTTGCCACCATATATTCTATGACAATTTTCTTGTACCTTCCAACCATTAGCTGTTGAATAGTCTTGAAAGTCTCCATACATTTGTTCTACTAGAGATGTTGTTGGTACAATTATAAGTTGCTTCCTACCTTTTAGTTGATGGTAGCGGATAAGAGAATAAATAATAAGAGACTTCCCACTAGCAGTAGGCGAAAGCAAAAGCGTTCTACCTTCGTTAATAGCGTGTTTAACTGCTTCGCGTTGATAATCTCGTGCTTCGATTTGTTTTCCATTAGATTGTAACCTCAATTCATTTGTAAATTTGTCTATGTCTATATCTTCACTAATACTAGGTACATCTATTTCTATATTGTACTCTAATGTCTCAGCAAATTCTTTTAAGTAAGGCAACAAACCAACATATAACTCTTTGGTGTACATACTATATAGTCTTGCCTTGCCGTCCCACATTTTGTTTCTATATAGTGGCATAAACTTAGCGCCTGGAACATCAAAAGTAAAGAAGTCACATATCTCTTGATCAGTGCTTAGGTCTGTATCTATTTTAATATATACTTCGTCTTTCTTTGTTACCTTGATCAACTTTTTTTGCTCCTAGATACCGGCCAAATATTTTTCACTATAAGAGTCCATTGCTAAACTTGGTCCATTCAATAGCGTTTTTTATATCAAAAGAACGACTAGAAATTGACTTTAAAACACTCTCACAGAGGGCCAAACAAGTGTTTAGATACTCTAATTTATCGGTTAATTTAATAACATCAGGGTCTGTATCTAAGAAGTCATTCATCTGATTATTTAAAGGAGCATTACCTAAGTACTGTTCCCACCCTAAATCATTTAATTCTTTTTGATCTAACTCCCCACGATAATATTTCCATTTCAGTCTTCTCATATTAAATAATGAACTTTGTGCTTTCCTACATTGTAATCTAAATGTAGTTAAGTAATTAAGATACTTAGAATGTAGTTCTGGTATGCGTGTGGACTCCTGTCCAAGATTGAGTTCATCAACCTTACAGTCTTCTTTCCACATGTTTTGTAATTCTTCTAGATTTATCAT